AAATTATATCTTTAAAACAAGCAGGAACTGAAGAGGGGTCAATTTCTGTTAGCGGAACAACCATAACATATGGTACATTTAGCGGATCCCATTTAGGACAATTAACCGATTCTAGCACACCAAATATTCTGAGAGGCACTGTAATGGAAACCGTTGATGAGTTGTGTGAATGGGTAAATGAACCATCACCAGAACAACTTGTAAAAGTAAAAATATCAGATACTCCAGCATCAAATAGAGTTTATGGAGTATTTATGAATTGGGATATGGACGATCAAGTAAATACACACGACATGTTAGTGACTTCCTTGGGAGCATTTGTTGTTAGAATTGCTGCAGGAGTTACAGTACAGGGCGGAGATTTACTAGAATCTAATGGAAACGGATGTGCAAGAGTGCAATCTGATAATATCATACGAGCAAGTACAATAGGTAAAGTTTCAAGTAATATTGTAACACATACTCATGCTGATGGGTCGTATTGTGTTCCTGCAACATTATATTGTGGCTAAACTTGACATTTCTAATTGTGAGGTTATACTTTTATCATGTTAAAAATCTACAAGTTATACCCTGAAGTAAAGACACCAAAGAAAGCAACTGCACAGGCCGCGTGCTTCGATTTACATGCTTATCTTGGTCAACCTCTCTATGAAGTAAAAGGTTATTGTGCAAATAATAGAGAATGTGCTGCAAGAATTACAGAATCAAAAGAAGAAAATAGATTCATTATGATTGATCCCGGTCAAAGACTTTTAGTTCCGACTGGGATTATTTTTGATATTCCTGTTGGCTATTCTGTGCGTATTCATGCTCGCTCTGGACTGTCACTTAAGCAGGGATTGGTTATGGCAAACGCACAAGGTATTATTGATTCTGATTATGTTGAAGAATCTAGAATTATGTTGCATAATATCTCAAATGAAAAAGTCTATGTTTACAATGGTGATCGTATAGCACAAGCAGAAATGGTTCGATGTGAACTATATGATATCCAAGAGACAGTAGATAAGCCACAACAAAAAACAGATCGAAACGGTGGTTTTGGTTCAACTGGTGTAAGCATATGAAATTTTATATGTCATATTGGTCTAGAGGGTATAGACAAAGCAACAATATGATAAGTTCTCACACTTTAGATATGCATAAACTATCTGTTTTTTTAATAAAAAAACATTATGGCGAATGTCATATGATAACGGATTCTGTGTGTAAAGATTATTTTACAAATATTGGTTTTGACAGTATTTCCACAGAGTTAGATTGTATATCACATATAAAAACACATAATTGGGCTTTAGGAAAACTTTTTGCTTATAAAATATTAAGTGAACAGAATATAGAATTTGCTCATATAGATTATGATGTTTTTTTATGGAAACCTTTTCCAGAACATTTATTAAAAAGTGAAGTATTTGTTAAATGCATAGCAACAAACTCATTTAATAAATATAAATTGGATATATTTAATAAATGTTCTGCAAACAAACATCATATTGGAAATATTTCAAAAAAAGACACAGCATACAATATGGGAATATTTGGTGGAATAAATATTCAATTTATAAATGAATATGCAAATTCTGCAATACAATTAACACTAGATAATAAAGAATGTTTTGATGAAATGGCTACATATAGCGGATATAATGTGGCATGTTTATGTGAACAATATTATTTAAAAGTTATGTCTGATAAATTTGGCGCAAAAGTAAAATGTCTTATTGAAGGAATGGATCCTTACAAAGTTGAACACGAAGCAAATTTATTAGGATATACACATTTAAATTCTATTAAAGATGATCAAATCATAAAAGATGAACTTCAACTAAGAATGAAAGAATTCGGATTAAAATAGGAGTATATAATGACCAAACAAGAATTATTAGAAAATCATAAGAAATTATGTGAAATTGCCAGATCTCTTATGGAAAAGAAAAATGCAGATTATGCTGGACGATCTGGAACAGAACCATTTGCTAATTTTACCAGAGTAGAAGCAATGGGAATTTGCTCTACAGAAAGAGGCATGTTGGTTAGAATTACAGATAAGATGAGCAGACTTTCATCATTTTTAGAATCCGGTAAGTTAGAAGTTGCAAACGAATCTTTTGAGGATACAATAGTAGACGTAATCAATTATATGATTTTACTACATTCGTATCTCAAAGATAAACAAAATGCATGATTTCTATACAAGTGTTCTAGTTCGTGGAAATACTATTTACTATCGTGGCTATAAAAATGGCCAAAGACTTGGTTTAGAGATTCCATATAGACCAAAGATTTATGTTCTATCGCAGAATAGAGACTCAGAGTGGAGAACTCTAGACAATCGTTCTGTAGAAGAGTTTTATCCTGGAACAATGAGAGACGCTAAAGAATTCATAGAACAGAATTCTGATATTTCTAATTTTGAAATGTTTGGAAATACTGATTTTCAGTATCAATATATTGCAGAAGAGTTTCCAAAGGAAATCAATTACAATCCGGGATTGCTAAATGTCTGCTATCTTGATATTGAAACTGAATGCGAAGATGGATTTCCTTCAATCGAAAATGCAGATCAAAAAATTAATTTGATTACTTTGAGGATTCCTTCAAAGAAGGATCATACTAAATTTGTAACTTATAGTTTTTGTGTCCACAATAAAGAAAATCTTTTGAATAAGATTTCTCCAGAACATGTAGTGTTTCAGTTTAATCACGAATTTGAAATGCTTGAGCAGTTTATTCAAGCATGGCAACACATTCTTCCTGATATTATTACTGGGTGGAACGTGCAGTTCTTCGATATTCCATATCTAGTTCATAGAATTAACAAAATTTTGGGGGATAAAACAGCAAACAAACTATCTCCTTGGGGAGTAATTCGTGATAGAAAAGTATTTGTAAAAAATACAAACAAAGAACAAGTTGCTTATGAATTGTTTGGTATTGCCACACTAGACTATCTAGATCTATACAAAAAATTTACATTTGTTAATAGAGAATCGTATAGTCTAAATCATATTTGTTCTGTTGAACTGGGGGAACAAAAAGCAAAATTTGAAGGATTCAATAGTCTTCAAGATCTTTATAAGAAAGATTTTCAAAAGTTTTTGGAATATAATTACAAAGACGTTCATCTAGTAGTAAATCTAGAAACAAAACTCAGACTAATGGAACTGGCTATTGCTCTGGCCTATTCTGCTAAAGTAAATCTATCTGATGTATTTTCTCAAGTTAGAACTTGGGATACTATTATTTTTAATTATCTAAATGATAAAAAAATAGTTATTCCTTTAAAGAAAGAACAAGATAAGCAAGATCAGTTTGCAGGAGCATATGTAAAGGAACCTCAGATTGGTATGCATGATTGGATTGTATCATTTGACTTGAACAGTCTATATCCTCATTTAATTATGCAATACAACATCTCTCCTGAGATGAAATATCCGGATAAAACAAAGAGGTCTGCTGTTCATGTTGAACATATTATTGATCCCAATACAGATGAGGCAAAGCGGCAATTTATACAATTAAAGGATCAACAACAATTTGCAAAACCACTTAATTTGGCAATTGCTGCTAACGGTGTATTTTTTTATAAGAGTCGTCAAGGATTCTTGCCTGCTCTGATGGAAAAAATGTATGAAGAACGCAGAATGTATAAAGAAAAGATGATTGAGGTTAAAAAGAAACTAAAAGAATCTGGTAATAGCATTTCTGCAAAAGAAAAGAAGGAATTAGAATATGAGATTTCTAAATACCATAATTTTCAACTGGTAAGAAAAATTCAATTAAATTCTGCTTTCGGTGCTATTGGTAATCAATATTTTAGATATTTTGATATCGATCTTGCAGAGGCAATCACGCTGTCTGGGCAACTTTCAATTAAATGGATTGAAAATAAAATTAATAAGTTCTTGAATGAAAAATTAAATACAGAGAATGTAGATTACATTATTGCTTCTGATACCGATTCGCTATACATCTGTTTAGAAAAATTAGTTAGCAAGTATTTTAAAGACACAACAGATAAAGAAAAAATTGTTAAGTTTATCAATAAAGTATCAAATGAAATGCTTCAGCCTTTTATTGATTCATCTTTTGATGAACTAGCGGCAACTATGAATTCATATGGTCAGAAGATGAGTATGAAGAGAGAATCTATTGCCAATAAAGGCATATGGACAGCTAAGAAGAAGTACATGCTTAATGTTCTGATGGGAGAAGAAGGCATCTATCTAAAACAACCAGAATTAAAAGTAATGGGCGTTGAGATGGTTAAATCTTCTACACCACAAGTCTGCAGAGATGCACTTAAGAAAAGTATTGATTTAATTATGAACAATACTAAGAAAGATCTAAAGACCTTTGTAAATGAATTTAAAAAAGATTTTAGATCATTCTTACCAGAAGATATTGCTTTCCCACGGAGTTGCAATCATCTTGTAGATTATGCAGACCCTGTAAATATATTTAAAAAATCTACTCCTATTGCAGTTAGAGGATCATTACTTTACAATTATTATATAAAGAGAAACAAATTGCAAAAGAAGTATCCAATAATTAAGGATGGAGAAAAAATTAAATATCTTTACTTAAAAAAGCCAAATACGTTTGGAGAGCATGTAATATCTTTTCCTAGTATTTTGCCAGAAGAATTTGAATTGGGAGAATATATTGATTATGAAACCCAATATGAAAAAACATTCTGGGATCCACTACAATTAATCCTAGATACGATAGGTTGGAAGTTAGAAGAAAAAGTAACACTATTTGATGAGGAGGAAGTATGAGTTTTCTTAATGATTTAATTAAAAGTTCTGGTAATGAGTTTGCAAGCATCGTGGATGACGGTTTAGAGGGAGCAGATATCAATGGGTTCATTGATACTGGCAGTTATTCTCTAAATGCTCTCCTGTCTGGTAGCATTTATGGGGGTCTACCAAATAATAAAATAGTGTGCTTTGCAGGTGAAGCGGCTACTGGCAAGACTTACTTTACTATTGGTATTGTAAGTAAATTCTTAGACAGCAATCCAGAAGGCGTTGTTCTTTACTTTGATTCAGAACAAGCAGTTACTTCTGATATGTTTAGAAGCCGTGGTGTGGATCCAAAGAGAGTTGCAGTATTTCCAGTAGCAACTATTGAAGAGTTTCGTCAACAAGCAATCACAATCGTTGACAAGGTTCTAGAAAAGGCAGAAGCAGATCGAAAGCCTATGATGATTGTTCTAGATTCTCTGGGTATGTTGTCAACATCAAAGGAAATGGCAGATACTGCTGAGGGTAAGGGCACTAGAGACATGACTCGTGCTCAAGTAATTAAGAGTACTTTCCGAGTTCTTACAATCAAACTTGGCAAAGCAAAGATTCCTCTGATTATGACAAACCACACATATGATGTTGTGGGTTCATATGTTCCAACCAAGGACATGAGTGGTGGTGCAGGTCTTAAGTATGCTGCATCTATTATTGTTTATCTTTCGAAGAAGAAGGATAAGGATTCGGATGGTGGTGTTATCGGCAACATCATCACCACTAAACTATTCAAGAGCAGACTAACAAAAGAAAACAGTGCAGTCGAAGTTCAACTAAACTACGACAAAGGTTTGAATAAGTACTACGGAATGGTTGACATTGCTTTAAACTGTGGTATATTCAAGAAGGTCTCAACAAAGATAGAACTACCAGATGGTAAGACTGTATTTGAAAAGCATCTTCTTGAAGACCCAGAGAAGTACTTCACGAAAGAAGTGATGGTTGCCTTGGAGGCAGCTGTCGGTAAGCAATTCAAGTATGGTCAACCATCAGCCGAAGGAAATGAATGAGTATAGAGAAATTAGTTCTAGAAAATCTTCTGTACAATGAAAGTTACGCTAGGAGAGTTCTTCCTTTTTTGAAGGAAGAATACTTTGGTGATCTTTCACAGAAGCATGTGTATACCCTAATTCATGGGTTTTACAATGATTACAACAAACCCCCCACTAGGGAGGTTTTGGATCTTTCTATCAATGGTTCCACGACTATGAACCAGAAACAGGTAGAAGACTGTACATCATTAGTAAATGTTTTATCTTCAGATAACAAACAAGACGAGCAATGGCTTGTCGATGAGACTGAAAAGTTTTGTAAAGATAAAGCAATCTATAATGCAATTCTAGAATCTATTCATATTATTGAAGGAAAGAACAAGGCAAAAACTACAGATGCTCTTCCTTCTATTCTTTCTGATGCCCTTGGTGTGTCTTTTGATACTAAGATTGGTCACGACTATATCAAAGATGCCGAACTCCGATATGAATTTTATCACAAACCAGAGCAAAAGATTTCTTTTGATCTGGATTATTTCAATAAAATCACAAATAGTGGTGTGTCGGATAAGACTCTAAACGTAGTTATTGCAGGCACTGGTGTTGGTAAGTCTTTGTTCTTATGCCACCACGCTGCAAACTGCCTTGTACAAAACAAGAATGTTCTCTACATTACTTGTGAAATGGCAGAAGAGCGAATTGCAGAACGCATAGATGCGAATATCATGGATATCACTTTGGATGAACTGAAGACTCTTCCAAAAGACATCTATGCAAAGAAACTATTCAATGCCACTAGAGGGGTCAAGGGCAAATTAATTATTAAAGAATACCCCACATCAACCGCAAATGCAAACCATATGCGTCACTTGATGGACGAGCTCTATTTAAAGAAGAAGTTCAAGCCAGACATTGTTTTCATCGACTATTTAAATATTTGTGCATCTAGTCGGTTTAAACAGGCTGTAGTTAATTCTTATACTTATGTCAAGGCAGTTGCCGAAGAACTTCGTGGCCTTGCTGTAGAAAAACAAATACCAATATTCACTGCCACGCAAACTAATCGGCAGGGATATTCTAATACCGATCTTTCTTTGGAAGATACATCCGAATCGTTCGGACTTCCACAGACAGCAGACTTTATGTTTGCTTTAATCAGCACCGAAGATCTAGAAAAGAGAGGACAGATCTTGGTGAAGCAATTGAAGAACAGATATAAAGATGTGTTTACTAATCGTAAGTTTCTCGTTGGTATATCCAGAGCCAAGATGAAACTATTTAATCTGGATGAACAAACTGCTCAAGATGGCATTGTTGGTATTGGATTCGAGGATGAAATAGTTCCAAATGATAAAACCAAAATGTTTATAAAGGGCAAAGCAACTAAGGATAAGGTAAGTTCATGGCAAATAGATTGAGAATGGATAGTGATGTGGATGTTCGTTATCGTCAAGTACAATTTTTAGAAAAGGACGACACACGAACCCTTGAGGAAAGATTAAAAACTCTTCCTTTTATTCGCGATGAAGATCTTGAAGAATGGCGGGAATGGGCTGAAAGATAATGTGTTTAATAACGGACAAAAAATTTCTAAACATGGTTTCTCCCATGTTAGATCGGTTTGCATGGAAAAAATCAAACCTTGCAAACTGCAGATGTCCTTATTGTGGCGATTCTCAAAAAAATAAAAGAAAAGCCAGAGGGTATTTTTATATAAAAAACAATGATATTTTTTATAAATGTCATAATTGTGGAGTAGGCACTACCTTATATAAATTTTTAGAATTTGTGACACCACCTATGGCCAGAGAATATGCTTTAGAGCGGTGGAAAAAGGGAGAAACTGGGCATTCAAATTATAAGAAACCCGAAATAACATTACAATTTGATAAACCAAAGACAGTAAATAAAGGTATTCTTTCTGAGTTGGAAAGTGTAGTTAATTTGCCACAAAATCATATTTGTAAAAAATTTGTAACAGATAGATTTATACCGGAAGTAAAATGGAATAATCTATATTATACAAATAACTTTTGCAAATTGGTAGATAAGTATGGCAAAGAGCCATGTAACCACGAATTTAAAAACGATGAGAGATTAGTAATACCGATATTCAATAGAGAAAATGAACTTATTGCAATGCAAGGTAGAACATTGAATAAGGATAATTCTATAAGATATCTAACTCTTAAACTAACAGACAACTTTGATTCGGCGTGGTATGGTATTCAATCTGTAGATTCTAAACAAATTGTTTATATTGTAGAAGGCCCGATTGATTCTTTATTTTTACCAAATTGTATTGCAATGATAGGATTAAATACTGATAAACAAATACCCGATTACATTAAAAATTTTGTATATGTTTTGGATAATGAGCCAAGAAATAAAGAAGTTTTGAATTACTATGAATCTGTTATAAATAGTGGTCAATCTGTAGTGATTTGGCCAGATAATGTGAAGAAAAAAGATATAAATGATATGATTATGAACAATATTAATATCAGCGAAATCCTAAATATCATAAACACCAACACTTTTAAAGGCATAGAAGCCAAGATGAGGTTCATTAAATGGAAGAAGATTTAAACGAAGATGATGGCCAAGAAGAGAGTAAAGAATACTATTTCTCTTCTAAGAATCCTTTAACAAAATATTGTTTTGTTTTTATGGAATACATTAGAACAGTTAATCCAGAGATTTTTCAAAAGGCAACAGACTATGCTTCGGATCAAGTCGGAATTACCATAACCGATTTTGATATAGAAGAACTAGAAGACGAGCTAGATGAACTTGATATAGAAAATGATCTAGAAGACATTTTTGAAGACGTAGAAGATTCTGAAGAAGAGGATGAATATCATGA